CATCGAAGCGATCACGAGCCGCGCCCCGATCGTGGATTTCTCGATCGAGAAGGTTGAGCGCAACGCCCTGCTCATCCAGTTCGCTACCGCGATCGAGAAGGTACTGAAGAGCAAGGGCATCGTTTACAACGAGCTCGAGCTGTTCGCGGTCATCAAGAAGAACTTCCCCGACTACCGTCGAACCTGGAACCTACTCCAGCGCTACTGCTCGACGGGCGAACTCAAGATCACTTCCCAGATCGGTCTCGACGACAACGCGCTCAAGGAATTGGTCGAGATCCTGAAGAAGAAAGAGTTTGGCAAAATGCGTGCCTGGGTTGTTGAGAACCTCGACAACGACGGAGCGTCAATGCGCCGCGCAATCTACGACAAGGTCTCGCTACTCCTGAAACCCGAATCCATCCCACAGATGATCCTCACCCTGGCCGAGTACGACTACAAGGAGTCTCACGTCATGGACAAGGAAATCAACATGGTGGCGATGCTCACTCTGATCATGGCGGATTGTCAATTCCAATGATGAGATCTGTCGATATCAAAATCGTGACGGTTGAGGTTCGAGCGAAGCCGAGGCGTCTCGGCTGGGTTCGACAGTCTGTCCTTCGACGAGGTCGGAAGTTCAATTACATCAAGAAATGGACCTGGTCTCTCGAACCTGCTCGTGATCTCAAAATGCTCAATGGACTAAATAACTCAGACGGAGCACAATGATGGCTGACAAATTCAGTCCTTTTGACATCGCTTCGGTCATCAATGAGAAGAAAGGTCCCCTGGACGTTGACGAGGTAGGGTATTCGCCGTATATGATCAACCGAGTCTTCTCGAACACCATGGACAGCGTCATTTTCGCAAACGAAATGAACCGCTGGTGGCGTCTCGATAAGCAAGCTCAGTTCGATTTCTACTACTACGGCCTCCCGAAGCGTAAGCGTTTTGGTAAGTGGCACAAGAATCAGGACGACGAGAAGGAACTTGGATTGATCCAAGAAGCGTTCGGCTACAGCCGCCGCAAAGCCAAAGACGTCCTGCTACTCCTACGACCGCACCTTTCTGAAATCGAGAAGGAACTTGACAAGGGCGGTAATCATGGGAAGAAAGGAAGTCGTTGAAACACTATTCGAAGTAGAGCCACTCGACAAGGATCAGTTCCTGAAGGTGCGCGAGACGCTCACGCGTATCGGCATCCCAAGTCGGCAGAATGGTGAACAGGTACTCTGGCAAACCTGCCATGTGTTGCACAAGAAGGGTAAGTATTACATCTGCCACTTCAAGCAACTGTTCCTGCTGGATGGTCGTACACGCATGACGAATTACTCCGAGGAGGATGAAGACCGTCTCGAATACGTCGTTTCGCTGCTTGAAGAATGGGGTCTGGTGCGTGGCATCCTCGCGCCTCGAAAGACTCAACCAAACGGGTTGTCAATCATCCCGTACCGTGAGAAGAATCAGTGGGCCTGCAAGGCCAAGTACACAATGGGAGTTCGTAATGGGTCGCAAGAAAATTGATAAAATTGACCTCGCCGCCGCGCCAGAAGGCGTTGACCTCGGGGTGCTGAACATGACAGAGACGACGGGCTATAGCCAGGTCGTGACAGAATTTCCTTACGGTGATCTGCCAGGTTCCATTGCAGTGAAGGACGAGGATGTACCTGGTGTTCCGTTCGAAGACATCGTCAATCCTCCGCTCAGGATCGGGATCTTTGCTGATCGCGGCGCAAGCATCCCATCGAAGGCAACGCCTGGCTCAGCAGCATTCGACCTGGCGGCATGTCTGGCTGCTGGCGATGAAGTGACGGCGATGTATTCGCTCGGTCCGTCCATACTTCGCGTGCGCAAGGACAACAAGCTCTACATTCCTGCGGGGTATCGTGTTCTGGTTCCGACCGGACTCTTCATGGATATACCCGACTTCACGATGGTGAACATCTATCCACGAAGCGGAACGTCCTTCAAGAAGGGTCTGATGCTCACGAACAGTGTCGCGGTCATTGACTCTGACTACGTGCAGGAAGTCTTCGTGTCCATCACGAACAACTCAGGTGTCACCCAGACAATCGAACACGGTGAACGCATTGCGCAGGGTATTCTGATACACCTGGGACTACAGAACGGCATCGTTGCACTCACACTACCACCACAGCCGAAAACAACGCGCAAGGGCGGGTTCGGCAGCACAGGAGCTTGATTATGAATATCCGCATCATCTTCACCAAGAGCGGCCAGATCATCGGTGACCTCTCCGAGCAACGAGCAGGAGAGGCGACTCACGCGGTCACTGTCGACAACCCAGTACTTCTGATGTCTGGCCCACAAGGCGTCCAGTTTATTCCGTTGCTGATGCTCACGACCGACACCAAGGTCAACCTAGGTCGTGACGAACTGCTGTTCAATGGTGAATCGTTCGAACCAGTGACAGAGCTGCGCAATCAGTATAGCTCGATGTACGGCTCAGGCATTCAGCTCCTGAGCAAGTAAGTCATCGGTCAGAGTAGCCTTCCGGAAGCTCACGTACTGGATCGTGCGTGGGCTCTTCGTCTCTGTCTTCAATCGTGCGATTACGACGGCGACGTGCGCGGCTTGGACGATCATCACTGTATTCATATTCCTGAGCTTCCTGAGCTTCTTGGCGCGCGATCATACCAGCGGCACTGTAACGCAGGCTCAGGAACTTGTGAACCGCGGCCGACGCACCAACAACACCTAGATAGACAACCCAGATGAATTCAAGAGAAGCAGCGCCTGGGGCTGCAATGTTGATCGCGAGGAATGCGATCGTCGAAACGAAGTAGGCAATGTTCGACCAGAACTTCGAATTCGAAATGAACCGATCACCCGGATTCTCGGTGAACAACCCCTTTAGATCCAGTTTCGTCATCCCCTTGAAAAGTAGGATGGAAACAATTAGCATAAAGAGTGCCGTGAAGATGCCGGCGGCGGCCATAAACGAATTTTCAACCAGCGTTTTCAGGAATTCTAAGTTCGTGAAAGCAGAGACAGTCTCTACAGGAGGGGTCATTGAGTTTCTACACTTTTTGCGATAAGATCGGGAATAAGATCTACCACCGATGGATTGGTCCGGACGGCTCGCGCCATCGAGAGGTCGTAACAGGATTCCCTATCGAACTATTTATGAAAGGGGCGGGTTCGCACCGTTCACTGTATGGTGAACAGCTTCGCAAGACTGAATTCTCGAGCATCTCTGAGGCGATGGAGTTCATGGAGAGGTATGAAGGAATCGACATCTATGGACAGACGAGTCTCGCGCATCAATTCATCAACCACAAATACCCAGGCAAGATCGACTTCAACCTGAACTGGTACAGGATCCTGAACTTCGACATCGAGACGCGATTCGATGGATATGATCCATGGGATGAGATCCGTTGCAGGTTGGGTGACGAGGAATGGGTATCGACTGTCGAGAACATTCCGAACCTGAACAAGAAGACACAGATTTGGGACAAGTACAACGAGCGCTGGTACGACATCACGGATGAACTTCCGTTGCTTCGACCGGGCGGATTCCCTGATCCAGAAAAGGCCGAATACGAGATTACCTCGATTAGCTGCAAGATCTTCGGCAAGAAGGCGAAGGTCACGTTCGCACTCAAGGACTACACAGGTGAGCCGGACCCAGATCGAGTGTTCATCAAGTGTGACAGTGAGCAGCGACTCCTGGTTGAGTTCCTCTCCTACGTTCGCTCGATGGACCCAGACTGTCTGACAGGCTGGAACATCGACGGATTCGACGTGCCGTACATTGTGAACCGACTGAAGCGCATTCTGCCAGGCCAGGAAATTCGCCTGTCACCATTCCACAACGACACCAACGTCAGGAACTGCATCCGCCCATACAACTACAAAGAGTTCGAGATGACGTCGTACCGAATCCTCGGTCTGCCGACTCTCGATTACATGATCCTGTTCCAGCGCTTCAGTGGTAAGAAGTACGAACAGTGGTCGTTGGACTACGTGGCGACCGAGGAGCTCGAGGAACAGAAGCTTGACTACTCAGAGTTCGACGACAACCTGATGGAGCTGTACCTCAGGGGATTCAACAAGTACATCCAGTACAACGAACGAGACGTCGAGCTGGTCGAGCGACTTGATCAGAAGGTTCAGCTGATTCGTCTGGCAATCACCATGACGTTGATGACCAAGACTCGCTACCAAGAGATGTACGGCAAGGTGAAGCTCTGGGACAACCTGATCTACAACATGCTCGGCGAGGAGGGCGTCATCATCCCGCCTGATAAGCGCAAGGCATCCACAGGTCCGATCAAGGGTGCGTGGGTCAAGGACCCGATCGCAGGCAAGTATCGCTGGGTCTGCTCGCTCGACTTGACATCACTGTACCCCTCGATCTGCATGATGTACAACATGAGTCCTGAGACTCTGCAGCGTGAAGCTGATGCTGATCCGATGAGTTTCATGGAGCGTCTGTTCAAAGGCGAGGATCTCTGCATCGAGGCTCGTGCTCAAGGATTCTCTTGCACGGCGAATGGCGCATGGTTCTCGCAAGAGCATGAAGGTGTTCTGCCTCGCGCGATGAAGTACGTGTTCGACACACGTCAGACCAACAAGAAGCTGATGCTCAAGACCAAGAAGGAAAAGGAAGAGTATCTGAGGCAGGGTGGCAAGAAAGACGATGCTCGAGCACATGAGTACGATAACCTTGCAGCAGCCTACGACGCTACGCAAGGAGCGATGAAGGTTCTGGCCAACTCCGGATACGGTGCTTCAGCGAACGCGGGCTTCAGGTACTACAACCGCAACATCGCGGAAGGCATCACGATCACTGGTCAGCTGACCATTCGATTCATCATCAAGAGGATGAATGCCTACCTCAACGATCGATACGGCACGAAGGATCGCGATTACGTCATTGCGGCTGATACCGACTCGGCGTATCTGACTCTCGACAACGAGCCGACGGATCCGTCCAACATCGATCAGTCCGTTGACGAGCTGAACAACTTCATCCTCAACGAGTTCCAGCCGTTCCTGGCTGCTGCATTCTCACGCCTAGGTACCAAGCTCGGCGCCAAGATTCAATTGATGGACATGAAGAAGGAAGCGATTGCATCGACAGGAGTCTGGCGTGCGAAGAAGAACTACATCCTGCTCGTACATGACATGGAAGGTGTTCGTTACGCGACTCCGCAGGTCAAGGTCACAGGCGTTGAAGCGATCAAGGGCGCGACTCCGAAGCATTGCCGTGAACAGCTCAAGGTCTGCTACGAGCAGATCCTCAAGGGTGACAGGGAAGGATTCGACAAGGGCATCAAGGACTTCCGAACGGTGTACATGGGTCTGACACCTACGCAACAGGCTAAGACCCTCAGCGTGTCGAACGTGGAAGATTCGAAGTCATACAACTCCAAGGCGGCGTACGTTCACAACCAGCTTCTGATGAAACTCAACCTGCAACGTAAGTATCCGAGGATCAGGAACGGTGCCAAGATCAAGCTCTACCAGCTGAAGAGTCCAAATCCGGTTCGAAACAACTACATCGCCTTCCAGGGCTCAATTCCTGAGGAATTCGAACTATCTAAATACTTGGACACCGAGGGACAGTTCAAGAGTGTCTTCCTGGACCCGATTGAATCGTTCGCGACGCTTGTGGGTTGGAGTGTCAACCCACCTCGTTCCACGCTCTCAGGACTCTTCGGATGAAAGACAGCCCCACCCTAGCAGTCATCAAGTTCTTGCACGACCTGAACAACTTCATCGAGGTTGAAGAGGACATGCCGGGAGGTGGACGTGTCGCCTCCCTAGACCTCGGCGACGATGAAGATGATGATGAACGCGAGATCATGTTCGGTGACAGGTACGAACCGGTGCCCGAGGCCATCCTCGACAATCTACGTGCAGTACAAAATGCAGTTTCACTCACACTTCCATTGCTCAAGGTGGCGGACGAGTACATGGATTCTAAGATCAACGACAGTGTTTTCATGAAGCGTTGGGATGAGATCAAGGATTCAGTGGACGAACTACAGACGGAAATGAACCACGAATCAGCCGCACCCGTGGTTCAGCGACTACTAGATCAATATCATGGAGACGATACACAATGACAGATTTGACCACATTCCTCAAAGCAACAGGAAACGAGTGGGCCGCAATTGCCGATGAAGGCATCGCAGCTGGTGACGTGTCGGGCTACTACGACACAGGCTCCTACACCCTGAACGCTTTGATCTCTGGATCCATCTACGGTGGTATCCCTGACTCAAAGGCAACGGGCTTTGCGGCTGAATCGAGTGTTGGTAAGACAATGCTTGCACTCTCGACGCTGAAGCAGTTCCTCGACATGAAGCCAAATGGCCTGGCAATGATCTTCGAATCAGAGTCGGCAATCTCTCGCCAGATGCTGGTCGACAAGGGCATCGACGTCACGCGCGTCGGTATCGTGCCTTGCACGACCCTGCAGGACTTCCGCAACTCCTGCATCAAGGTCATCGACAACTACGAGAAGACCAAGGAGAAGGATCGCGTTCCGCTGTTCTTCATGCTCGACTCACTCGGCATGCTTTCGACCGAGAAGGAAGTGGCAGACGCTCTGGCCGGTAACAACGTCAAGGACATGACTCGTGCATCCCTGGTTCGCAGTGTATTCCGCGTCATCACCCTGAAGCTGGGGCGCGCTCGAATTCCATTCGCTATCACCAATCACGTCCATGCCAATGTCACGGCGATGTACGGCGGCAACGAAGTGAGCGGCGGTGGCGGCTTCAAGTACGCGTGCTCCACGATCATCACGATGACCAAGGCACAGGACAAGGATGGCGACGAGATCCGTGGTGCGATCGTCACATGTACCGCGTACAAGTCTCGTCTGACTCGCGAGAAGCTGAAGGTCAAGACTCGCATCCTGCACCGCGGCGGCCTCGACCGTTACTACGGCTTGGTCCCGCTTGCGGAAGCGGCGGGCGTGCTCAAGAAGGTTTCGACTCGTATGGAGTTCGTCGATGACGGCACCAAGGCATTCGAGTCGGTCATCAACAAGGATCCGAAGAAGTACTGGACCCAGGAACGTCTCGACCAGATCGAGAAGTACGTGAAAACGCACTTCCTGTATGTGTCGGATACGGACATTGACGAACTGCCGCCAGAGATCGTGGCGGACGACGAGGCATAAGGAACAGAAATGGCAACTGAACTCAGCGCCAACGACGGCTACTCAAAGTACCTGCGCGGACGTGATCATGATCTCACCGTGAAGATGTCAACCAAGCTGGCGGCGAAAGAGCCCCAACTCAAGGACGACAGTGGGAAGACCGTGAAGTTGCGCCCAGGAGAGAAGGTTCACTTCTCTCCGAAGTACAAGGGCAACCAAGCACCGAACGTTCAGTACGGTGTGAAGTACAAAGGACGTATGTACACAATCCATACGTCCTACTTGATGAAGCCGGGTCGAGAAGCTCTGCCCGACTTCAAGCCGCAACAGCTAGGAATCAAGAACAAGTATCCAGCCAAGCAGTTCGACAAGATCATCAAGGACATGTTTGCCGGCATGGAAAAGCAGCGTGGTCGAATCGGCCCTGAGACCTTCGAGTACGTCCAGCTTCTTTGTGACTACGTGCTTGGCTCGCAAGCTCAGTCCAACAAGGCTCGTCAGATCATCACCAAGAACTGGTCAGCCTGGAAGACCGTGCTGCCGCTGAAGGACATTGCTAAGGACTTGGCTGAGATCATCGGTCCTCTGTGGTATGTCAACTCCAAGAAGAATAAGTACGATGCGGTCGAGATTGAATATCCGACCGCAGGCAACGAACCGCTGGTCGACTACTACATCACGCTCCAAGACGAGAAAGGTAATTTGATCAAGCGTCCATGCTCCGCCAAGTCGGCGTTTGCATCTAGCGCAAACACGGCGAAGCTCAACACCGTCCTCAAGTCAATCTCGTCACTTCCACCACAGCGTAAGATATCATTCACCGAGCAGTGGAAGGGCAGTTGGATTTGGAACCTGATGGAATACAACACCGAGCTCCTGAAGGCCAGCAAGACCGTGGCCACCAACTCTGAACTACGTGAGTGGGCAATCAAGAACAAGGTGAAGGGTGCGAACAAGACTCTCGACAAGGGGGCGTTCTGGGGCGCAGTCTCACGCGACAAGGACAACGCGATCGACTTGAAGTCGTTCTTTTCAGGCTTTGCGAACAAGACAGTCTGGTACATTGTCTTTGATATCGGCCCAGATGGACTACCAATCTTCATTGCCAATCTCGAATTCCTCGACCTTGTTGCAGTGAAGCTGAAAGAAATGAACGAGCAGTTGGGCTTCGACCTAAAATTCCACACGCAAAAGATGAAAACGAAAGGGGTTTGATTATGAACAAGACTTATACCGCATGGATGGTGATCTACGAGAACGAAGGTAAGTTCGAGACCAGCCACAGGTTGCTGCTCAACGAGGTAGAAGCCAAGCGCTCGATCAACATGTTCGAGGGCCGCAACGTCGTCGCTGTCGTTCCTGTCACGTTCGGCTGGGACAAGGACGGCGAACACAAGTCCGGCATGGAGTTTTACGCCGACGCGAAGATTGCGGGTGAAATCCCGTGCCGTGAGGAATAATCATGGAACTATACTGCCTCGAAGCTAAGGAAGACTACGTCGTTTTCGTTGACGTCAAGTACCCCGCAGTTGCATACAAGATCGCAAACGCTACCATGAACGAGGATGGTGAACTGTTCGCAGATATCACCATCCTCGGCGCACAGGTCGAGACACAAGACAACGAGTTTCCCCCGGACCTCGAAGCTCATGAAGAGGAAGTTCTGAAAGAGTTCCTCATTCTACTTGAAAAGCAGGCAGGATGAGCTTACAATTATCGGGTAAGTAGTAGACAATCCACTGAGGAAACATCAATCCTATGAGTAAATCCGATCCCGCACTCGGCCAGAAAGTTCACGCTCATCTGGTGGCCAGAGGCCTCGAAACACCAATCACTTCGAAGGTTCTGGAACCCGATGACGAGAAGATCGAGCGCATCACAGAGCTGATGGCCGAAACCCTAGACGTCCTAGGTCTCGACCGTACCGATGATTCACTAGTCGATACCCCGAAGCGTATCGCCAAAATGTATGTCCAGGAACTGTTTTACGGCCTGAACTACGACCGCTTCCCGAAGTGTACCGCTGTCGACAACAAGATCACCTACGACGAACTCGTCGTCGAGCGTTGCACGGTGAAGTCGGTATGTGAACATCACTTCGTCTACTTCGGCACTGCACACCGTCCTGACCTGAGCTGCTGGGTGTCGTACATCCCAGAAGATAAGGTCCTCGGCCTGTCCAAGCTGTCACGCATCGTGGACTTCTTCTCACGTCGTCCGCAAATCCAAGAACGACTGACGGCGCAGATCGCCGAAACCGTCAAGTTCATCACGGGCTCCGAGCACGTCGGTGTCGTGATGAAGGGCCAACACTTCTGCGTTCTGACACGTGGTGTCGAAGATGCAGACGGTGTGACCATCACCTCGAGCCTCCACGGTGGCTTCCGAACCAACCCTGATCTCCGTTCGGAGTTGATGAGCTACCTGACTTAAGGAGCGTTATGTCGTATCAATATGTGATGTCGGGACTGAGTTTCATTCTCCCGACCATTGACGTCTACAACTCAACAGAGTTCGTAGACATTTCGAAGCGTGCATTCGGCTGGATGCAGAAGACGGAGCCGGATCATACATTCGGCGTCCTCTTCAACGCATACAAGGAGCGCCGTATCGGTAAGAAGATCTGGACGTCATACAGTAACGACATTCCGATCTACGCCGACTCAGGTGGTCTTCAGATGATCACCCTAGGTGAGAATGCAGGCGACAAGGAGAAGATGCAGGTCTACAAGACTCAAGGCGAGTTCAGCCACTTCGGCATGAGCTTCGACGAGATTCCTCTGACGACCAGCGGTGACTCTGGTGTCAACGACACGAGCGCGCGCTTCTTCAATTACGAGCTGTTCCAAGACAAGGCTCGCGAGACAGGTGAGAACCTGAAGAAGCAGATCATCTCGCTGCAAGAGCAAGGTGGTCATTGCCGTCCATTCCTGATCGCGCATGGCAACAGCATCCCTCACTACAAGGAGTGGATCGACCGCGTGCTTGATGCAGTAGGTCCTGAGCATTCAGACTACATCGGCGGCCTGGCTCTGGGGAGCGCATCACTGGGCTTCGGAGAACTCGAGGACTTCACGCGAGCATTCGTCGTCAAGACGCTTGACATTCCTGAGCACATCAAGAGTCACGTCCACATCCTGGGAGTAGGTAGCTCGCAGCGTCTGTTGCCGATGCTCTCCTACAATCATCCAGGACTCGTGTCTTACGACTCCACGTCGCATAGTTCAGCTGACAGCTTCTTCGCTTACCAGCTGCGTGACGCACGCGTCTCGTACAAGGGTGGTCGCTCGGCTCGCATGGAAGTGATCCTGGATGATATCGAGGCCAAGAACAAGGAACTCGGCGTCGAGATCGACCGTGGTGAGATGCGGCTGTTCAACATGAAGCTGCGCTCAGAGATTCAATTCACTACCGAGTCTCGCTGGCGCTACGACACGTTCAAGTTCCTGATCGGACTGTACAACGTCGCGAACTTCATGGGTATGATCACCGATCTCAAGGAAGACAATCGACACATCATTGACATCTTGGGTGAGAAGTATTATCATGCATTTGAGAGTTTCCGCCACGTCAGTGACATGTCGCAGTTCACCGAATGGGAGAACACGGTCGGTCGTTCACTGATCTCGAGGCGGATTCGAAACAAGTCAAATGTCACGAGCCTGAGAGGTCTGTTCGGATGAGCAAAGTAATCTGGGTGGTTCCAATCGAACCAGTCGAAACTCGGTACACCTGGGACTGGTACTCGCACATTCCGCAGATGATCCACGATGCTGGAATGACGGTACACAACATCGGCGCTGTCATGGATCCTCCGAAGGCTGAGTCGAGCGACTTCCTGAACTGGACTGCGACGAACGTCTACAAGTCCAGGCAGGTCGAGATCATCGCTCGACACTTCGAAGCAGGCGATATCAAGGACGGTGACACGTTCTTGGTCTGCGACTTCTGGCATCCAGGTGTCATCCAGATCCGTTACATGGCTGTGATGCTCGGCATCAAAGTCAACATCGTCGGTCTCGCACATGCGGGCGCATACGACGGATGGGATCGCCTCGCGATCAAGTCACATGAGATGAATGACACCTTGTGGGCGCTCCAAGCCGAGCAAGCCTTCCTTGCAGCCTACGACACGATCGTATTCGCCACAGAATTCCATCGTGACTTGTTCGAAGCATCACACGGTAAGAATCGCAAGTGTGTCGTGGCGGGCTTCCCGATGGAGTATGTGGAACAGAACATCAGGAACTTCTCACAAGATACGCTGATTCATCAGAAGAGGAATCGCTATCGAATCGTGTTCTCGCAGCGCCTCGCACCCGAGAAGCAACCCGAGCTGTTCAAGGAGCTCGAGCAGGTGATGGTTGCGAAGTACGGCGACCGATTCGAATTCGTGAACGTTCTCGAGAAGTACAAGAACCCAAGCAAGCGCGACTACTACACCGAGCTGCTCAGGTCAGACCTGTACATCTCATTCGCTCTGCAAGAGACACTCGGCATCACACCCTTCGAAGCTGTCATGGCAGGCTGCAAGGTTCTCGTGCCTGATCGCCTCTCCTACGAGGAGATGTGGCTGCCGGAATTCAAGTACGCCAACGACGCTTCGATGGATGACATCGCGACTCTGACGATGGACTTGCTCTGCGAATACATCGAGCAGCCAGTCGCCCAGCAAGTGGTCAAGTCTTGGAAGTATTTCACTGGAAAAGAACTAATGGAGCTCCTTCATCATGGCTAAGAAGATGTACGTCTACACACAGTTCGTCAAGGAAGGTTATCACTGCTTTCCCGAGGCGAAGGATCATCCGTCACTGGCGACCGGCGACTACCTAGACGTCTCACACCTTGGAGACCGGCACTTCCACTACTTCTACTTCAAGGTCTGGGTTGAAGTCAACCACTCCAACCGCGACATTGAGTTCATCCAGTTGCGCCGCATGATTGAGCAAGAGTATCGTGGTGGTGCCTTGGAAGTGAACCATAAGTCGTGCGAGATGCTGGCGGAGGATCTGCTGGAAGTCTTGAAGTCCTGGTACCCGGGTGTCGGAATCAAGATCGACGTCTCGGAGGAGAACATCAACGGCGCGTTGCTGGAGTACACTCCGTGAAGCTGTGCACTGTCTACATCATCCACTATCTCCCGAACGACGCAGATGAACGTATCCGTCGACGTGCGGCTCACTGGGATCAGCTCCACTACTGGACTGAGATGGGACTGAAGTGTGTTGTGGCCGCCTCTAATCTGGGCCCGGAGGATGAGTACCGACACCTGCTCGTTGAGTACATCAAAACTCCGAGGGTTGGTATCGCGAACAGCCGGAACATGCTTCTTCGGCGATTCTACTCAAGTATTGAAGACTTCGGCATCTTCGCTGATGACGACATCATCCTGAACGACACCGTGGGTAGTGATCGCATTCTGGAAGAACTGATGACGATGAATGTCGATCGCCTCGCAGGTATCGACCTGTTCTCACCGATCCATCCTGAATGGCACGGCATCGACGCTGCACTGAAAGCGAACAATGGTCACAGCCTCTGGACCTTCAAGAAGAACCCTCGCCAAGCAGGTCATGCAATGTTCCTGAGGAACATGGTGAAGTTCTACAATCGAGAGTACTACTTCAAGAACGAGTGGGCACCGCAACCGTGGGCTCAGCGTTGCGGCGAAGATGTCGTGTTCGCTCTCGATCTACACCTCGACGGCTTCGGCGTCTATGACTGCTACAACATGCTCAAGGTTGTCAGCAATGACGACACCAGCACATGGTTGACGGACGGTTCTGATCGAACACAGATGGTCGATGAATTCGAAGCGCGCCTGGTCGAGGAATACGACCTTCCCATCAAAGCTGGTTGTGTCATCGACTGGGATGCAGTGGCAGAACTAGATCCTCTATCCCGAACCCGTTGATTTCTCAGCACCAATCCAGTACAATCTACTGGTATTCATTGGAGCACAACACGTGGCAAAAATTACAGTCGTTGAGTCCTGGTACGGGACTCCAAACGGAGAAGGCCCTGTCACTGGACGACTAGATACATCGGTCTGGATCCGGGTAGCGAAGTGTCCATTCACCTGTAAGGGATTCAACAACCCTGAAGGTCTCGATACAGAAACAAACGAAGGTCTCGGGTTCGATCCGACAGCCTTCAAGACTCTGGATGAGATTCCAGAGATCACCCGAGGCTGTGATTCAATCTACGCCTGGGACGACCGATTCAAGCACATGTGGACAACCTACACCACAGATGAATTGGCCGAGCACGTTGTCGGTCTCCTACCAGACAACGCAAAGAACTGGCAACACCCAATCTCCAAGCAATTCTATGGTTTGAGTATCACGGGTGGTGAACCGACGTCCGTCATGAAAGCATGGATCGAGTTCATCAATCATCCGTTGCTCGCCAATCTCCGAACCATCACGTTCGAAACCAACTGTGCCGTTCCACTAATGCCGAAGCACATGGACGCGCTGAGGCATTGGTGCCTACGAATTCCGGGCCGCCAGATCATCTGGTCGAATTCACCAAAGCTCTCCGTGAGCGGTGAACCTTGGGAGAAGGCTATCGTGCCTATGAATGCGCTCTATCAGCGCCTGGTTGGTGAGGGATTGTTCAAACAGTACTTCAAGTTCGTCTGCGACGCGACCGAGGAATCGTTCGATGAAGTCGCCCGTGCAATGTCTGAATACCACGCATCAGGTATCCCTGAAGGAACTGAAGTCTGGATCATGCCGATGGGGGCAAGCCTCGAACAGCAACATCAAGTCGACCAGGCGGTGGTTCGCATGGCACTGGAGCGAGGATATCACGTGTCGTTGCGAGCACACCTCTATGTGTTCGGCAACAAACCGGGGGTTTGATGCACGACGATTACTACAAGGCGAAGAAGAAGTTCATTCGTCACAAGTGGCGTGGAAAGAGGTTCTGCGTCTTCGACAAAGAAATGTTTTTCTTGGATACATTGGCGCTCGAAATCGCTCGAGAGGTTGACACAGATATCGTCAACCAAATCCTTGCTGTACATCGGGAGATGAACGGTGTCTGACATTTCCACTGAGCGAGTAATTCTCGCGGCGCTCGTAAAGAACGCCGACTATCTGGTCAAAGTTCTACCATACATCAAGGAAGAGTACTTCGAAGACGCAGCTGAGGCTCGTGTCTTCACCAAGATCGCAGACTTCACTTCCAAGTACAACACGCTGATCGACAAGTCGACTCTGATGGTCGGCCTGAAGACAGAGTACAGCTTCGACGAAGGAATGATTGAACGCAGCATAGAGGTTGCGTCTGACATCTTCACGATCAATCCAACCACGTCTATGGACTGGCTGGAAGAGACGACCGAAACGTGGGTACGCGATCGCGCGGTCTACAATGCGATCAACGCAGCCATCCAGATCTACCAGGGCAAGGACAAGCAACTCACAGTCTCTGCGATCCCTGACATCCTGACAACGGCAATCGCGATCTCGTTTGACGACCGGATCGGTTCGGACTACTTCGACAACGCCCTCGAGCGCTTCGATTACTACACGAACCCAGCGACGAAGATTCCGTTCCTGATCGACGAGTTCAACGAGATCACATGTGGCGGCGTCCCGACTAAGACACTGAACATCCTGCTCGCAGGTATCAATGTCGGTAAGTCTCTAGGTCTGGTGAGTCTGGCTGCTGACTACGCTCGACAAGGCTACGACGTTCTCTACATCTCGATGGAAATGCGCGAAGAGCTTGTGCTCCAGCGTATGGACGCAAACATCCTGGATGTGAACACGAACGCTCTGGCAGAACTTGGACGCGAACGGTTCGTAAATAAGATCGCAACACTCCGTGAAAAGACCATGGGACGCATTGTGGTCAAGGAGTTCCCACCTGGTGGGGCAACGGCGCTCGACATTAAGCGCACGATTGCAGACCTGCGTTTGAAGCGCAACTTCAAACCAGTCGTGGTCATGGTTGACTACATTCAGATCATGGCATCGTACCGTATGCAGTATGGTACCTCTGGTTCCTACTACTACTACAAGGCGGTCGCAGAAGAACTGCGCAAGCTAGCCGTCGAAGAAGACATCATCGTTTGGACTGCAAGTCAGTTCAACCGCGGTGGTCAGGATGCGTCCGATGTATCAATGGGTGACGTTGCGGAGTCAATGGCTATCGCAGCAACGGCCGATGGTATGTGGGGTCTCATCCGAACCGAAGAGCTTGATGCGATGGGTCAATTGCTCGTCAAGCAGCTCAAGACAAGATACGCCAACAAAGCCACGAAGCTCAGGTTCACTATCGGTGTCGATGTAGACAAACAGAAGCTCTTCGGAATCGAAGAGGGTCGTGGTGCGAAGGTCATCAACTCTGAGCATGTTCGAACGAACCAAGAAGACCTGAAGCGCAGGTTCCTAGATTTTTCCAACTGAAGAAAGGAGTTATACATGAAGAAGTTCTTTGCTGTTCTGATCACTGCTGTCGTCCTGGCGTTCTCAGCAGGTGCCGCAACCGCTGCTGACTGGGACTACGTCAAGGGTGGTGTCACCGCCAACGACGTTCGTGATGTCAGCTTCAACGCCTACACCGTGGGTGCCTCTAAGTCACTGGGTGACAAGTTCTTTGTCCAGGGCAACTACACCAACGCAACTGACTCCGACTTCTCGGCAGGCACCGTTGATCTGGCATTCGGCGTTCACGCCAGCCTGCTGCCTCGTAGCGACGTTTACGGCAAGGTCACAGCGTCCGTCCTGGTCGATGACATCCGTGGCCTCGACAAGTACGCCTATGAAGCCGAAGCTGGTATCCGAACCCAGGTGCTCAAGAATCTCGAGCTTCGAGGTGGTGTGGTCGCAGCGAACCTGCGTGACGCCAACTTGGACAAGGTGGAATGGCTGGGTACCGTCGGTGCTGAACTCAAGCTCAATGACAATCTGCGCCTCGGCGTCGACGTCAAGGGCAAGAATGAGGTCCTGATCGGTGAGCTGGGCCTGCGTTACTACTTCTGATCCTGGCTCCGCCGAGTCCTCCAATCTCGGCCTGAGACTTCCAGGTAAGATGAACCCCGGTTTCGGCCGGGGTTCTTACTGTCCTTAAATAGAGCTGAAGACTCATCATTCAGGAGAAACCGATGTCAAACAAGCCATTCCCTGAGGCCATTCCTACCACTCTGGGTTGGGCTCATCCTCTCACAGGCGAACGACTGACCTGCACCAAGGATCTCGATGATCCTGTGGATTACTACAAGCCAAACAGGCGCGGCCAGTCGTTCCTTGATCCAGAAGGTGAGATCAATTACCTGATCCAGAAGGTCGTCACAGGCAATCGCGTCAAGTTCTCGGTCACTTCACTTCTCCCGATCCTAGGCGTTGCGTGGGACATGAAGAATGGCGAATCTGCTGACTCCGGTTCATCCGGCCAGTTCATGTATATCTACGGCGATTACCCAACCGATAAGACCTATTCGGTCGAGGCCACAGTTCTGACGGGTGATCCTGAGAACCCAGATGAAGATATCTTGACTGCATCGGTTGTCATCCCAGGCAAGGCTGCTGCAATCCCAGTGGGCATGGTCATCGGTGGAACTGCAACTGTGGCGGTTTCGGCTACCAGCCAACTGACCCTGACAGCGAC